ACCACCATGCGATGCAATAGCATTCATACGTAGCTGTGCTGGCAGACCCTTTAATAAAGGATCTTCAGCCATTTCAACATATGGATACCAAACATTGTTCTGTGCCATAATGGCAGCAGCTGTCAGCGCTGCATCGCACTCAACATCGTTGACAAAGTCACTCTCAATAGTGGCTACTAGCTTTCCATTACCAGTAGCCACTGCAGCAGCCAGGGCACATCCTTGTGCCAAAACTGGATCTAATGTGCTGCGGTTGATAACTGCATCAAGATTAAGCCTTGTGTCCTTAGCATACTCTGGCAGTGCTTCCTTAACTGTATCTACCCAGCTCATATATTATTCCTTAACCTAGTGTTGATTCGCCAACTTGACGATTACACTGGCAAAGCTCACCAGTTTGCAATGCATCAAGAATGCGAAGCGTTTCATCAGCATTACGACCAACATTTAGGTTGTTGATTGTAACGTGCTGAATAACGTTGTCTGGATCAACAATGTATGTTGCTCTTAGAGCAGCACCTGCTGGCTTATAGAATGCACCAAGCTGTTCAACAAGACTCAATGATGTCTCACCCCACTCAGCATTCTCACGCTGGGTGTCAGCAAAGAACCAAGAAGTTGTTTCCTTCAAACCAGCATGTGAATTCTTCCATGCCAACTTGCAGAATTCGTTATCTGTTGAACCAATTAGCAACACTGCATCACGGTCAGCAAAGTCCTTATTCAACTTATCGTACGCAACAATTTCTGTTGGGCATACAAATGTGAAGTCTTTTGGATAGAATACAATAACCTTCCACTTGTGCTCGAAGCTGCGACTATTAATGGTCTCGAAAGCACCATCTGGTGTTAGAGCACCTGGCTTAATGCCAGTTACTGCAAACTGTTCTAACTTATCACCTACTGTTTTCATTTTGTTCTCCTTAACGTAATGGTATTAACACTGCAATATGTAGTACATTATACTGCAATAATGCACCTTTTATCCAATTGATTGTTTCTTATGAAATGATAGATGGGATCTATTGACCAGTTCCTGGCAGTCCCATCTCCTTCCTAATCTTTGTAGCAGATATGGATGTAATGTGTTCAGGTAATTCAATCTTACTGATTGTATATCCTACATCACGCCCATAGGAAATGTCAACGATGTTAGGTACAGCTATAATTGCAAACTTGCCAAGATAGTCTTTTAGTTTGTAAATGATTCCATTTTCAACTTCCACATGGCTAAATGGATTGTTATCACTAGGAGGCATTGACCTAACCATAATTGCAACTTGACCAGTCTTCTTCAATGCTTCTTCGAACAATGCCTTATGACCATCATGGAATGGTTGGTAGCGACCAAGCATCTGGACAGTTGGCTTCTTATAATCGAACTCATCCTTTTTAATTTCATATGCTATTTCAACAACACCCTTATCTGACTCTTCCCACGACTCAAACCACCATGTGAAGTGCTTAGGCTTTTGGAACATCTTATTGGTATCTTCAAACCTACCCTCTTTGATAGTATCCATGAATACGATGGTATCGTATTTGAACATATCCTGAATTTCATGAGTAGGGCAAACAAAGTCACAAATCACATGACGGCCATTGGCAATGGCAGCATCAGCATACTCTCTCATTCTCTTTGCCTGCCGCATTCTACCTTCCGGCGAGAAGTCCCAGTCGTTATGCATCTCGCGAACTTTATCTGCATTATAGTAATCTACGGTATCTTGCCCACCAAGTAGATCAAGCAGCTTATTGGCAAAAGTAGTTTTACCAGAACCAGGTAAACCAATAACAATAATTGATTGTGCAAAAATCATATCAAATCTCCACTAAGTACTTGTGTCTGTCGACATAATACAATGCCTGCTGCCATGCTCCAAGTATCGGTGCCGGCAAATCATCAGTAATAATTACTCTGTTCGTATTATGAGGAGTTGGCACAAGATGAACCTTCTCCTTTTGATAATCATCAATGTGTTGCTTTGTAACACCAAACCTTTCTAATTGTAGAGGCTTGATGTTATCTTCATATGATACTACTTTGATGTTTGGTTTGAATCTATCGTATACAACACGCCACATGAATAGTTGACCAATGAAAACTTGTGTGTACATATTCAACCAACTGAATGGGACACGCATCGTATCATACTTGATGCAATTGTCTTCATTTGTGAAGATAAACGAGCTAGACCGCACGTTTGGTCTGAGGTTTGGAAACTTGTTATAGGCTTCGTCTTGCTGTATTCTATATCTAGCATTGACCTTAGATATAAATTGCTCGATAATGTTTTTACGGTGTGTAAGGTATACGTTGACACCATTATCAATACAATACTGGATGAAAGGGAAGTCCATTGTTTGCTTCTCGAGCTGCTCCTTCACTGTCCAGTTCTCGTTGGATTGTTTTAAAATTTCAATCCTTTTAGACTTTGCCTTAAAGAAACCTATATTATCAAATCCGTTTGTAGTTTCATTGTGATACTTTGCTGTTAGACTACTAGAGAACTGATTATATAATTCGCTCTGTCTCTGCGTATGTTTATTGTAGTTGTATTGCCGCACTGCACTATGCAAGCCTTCACCAAGATTAATAGTGCCTTGGCTATATGATATTAGATCAGTTAGTATGGTACTACCCGATCTATTTGTAAATAGGATTAAATTATTCATGCAGATTAGGAACTTCGTATTGTTTTGCTATTTCAAGAACTTGTTGCCAGTTGGATATTTGGTCGCCAACATTATACCTATGTGTTGGTCTTAATGAAATTTCTTCCTTTCCGTATGCTTGTAATAAGTTGGCGTTGATATCTAGTAGACTATAATCGCCTCTAACGATAGTGTCTTCATAGTACATTACCTTACCATACTTACCGTAAGCATTAACATACGCCTTCCACAAATTATTGATGACGGTAAGTTTAACAATTTGTTCTACTGCATATTCATAAGAAATATTCACAGGAGGGAATGATATATTCAAAGTACCTTTTGTATTAAGAAACCCACTTATCTCTGGAATTTCTAGTTTTCCTGCCTTCGTCGCCTTTTTGTAGAAATTAGTTTTCGCCTCTGCCAGCAGAATACTATATAGCTGTTTCTTAAAATTTCTTCTGCTTACAAAATACAACTCAAAATTGTTTTCTATAGCCCATTCTACAATTCCAATTCCAGGTAGCATAGCTGTCGGATAGTATTTAATTACTACAGGATGCTTTTGTGCTACTTCTTTTACGAATTGAAACCTTTTATTGAACTGGTTGAAGGCATCGTAAAAGTATGATTGTCTTTCCTTTGCAGTTCTTGGAGCTGACGGTTGATCTAGTAATGACCGCTCCTTCAACATAACCTTTATGTCTTCTGGTATCTTGTTATATAATACACCTCTTATTGTGGTATCGAGAATTTCATCAAGGTTAATAGCATTGTATTTATAGGCAAGCAGATCGCTTACAATAGTGCTACCGGACCTAGGTGTGAATATAACAAGAACATTAGCCACCGCGTCTTAGCCTCTCTCCACTGCCAATTGTCTTCGGATCCGTTTCATCAGTAACATACTGATAAGCACCCTTGTTATAGGCAATAGCAATTCGCTTACTCTTAGCGATAATAGCCTCGCGGACATGCTCTGGCTCCTTAGCTAGGACAGCAGCATCAGTCATCGACACTCGGCTAGTGAAACAAGCATTCGTTTCTAATGAACTTGCTTGCATTACAACTTCGCTACCAGGGCGAGGAGGACGACCAGAATAGGTTGGAGTGTATACAGACTTCTTATCCGTATACTTCGAGAGATCCAGCTTCTTGGCAATCTCGCCCTTGACCTTGCGCTTCTTTTTAGGCTTGAAGCGAGCACGTGTATACACTAACATGGTGTAGATATTATACATGATTGACCATATAAGTCAACAACTAAATTCCTAATAGAATCAAGGAGTTACATCTACCCCAGCTTGCCGCAGCGTTTTATCGACTTCTGCATCGACAACTCTCTGCCGTAATTCCGTCGTAGAAAATGTATGTTCTCTTTTGTTAAAGTAGAACTTAATACCACGTTCAATGCATTCGTTGCGACCGGTAAATTCTCTATGCTCATATTCGTTACCAAGAATACGGATGTTAATTGGATATGCTAGGAGAATATCGATAAGGTCCTTTTCTGTAGCATATACTACAACTTCATCAACATACTTACAGGCTTGAAGTTGAACATATCTCTCGAAGATGCTCTGCACTGGCTTATTCTTTTCTTTTCTATCAATTGTTGGGTCTGTTTGTAAGCCAACAATTAAATGATCGCATTGTTGCTTTGCTTCCTTTAACATTATAACATGTCCAGCATGGAACAGATCAAAAGTTGAACAAGTGAATCCTACTCTCATAATCCAATATTCCTTCTAGTAAATTTCACTAAGATGTTGTCGTTGTAATATTTGTCTGACTCTAGAACCTCATTGGCAAACTGCAACTTAGCTTCCCAATAATTTGTTTCGCCTCGTGTCTTACATAGCCTGACAATTCTTCTAACAAACTTGTCTTTACCAAATTTCTCAACATCCTCTAACATACGAGGGGAGGACCCATAGTAGTCTTTCCAATCAGACTCCTTACGTGTCTTTCTTTTCTTGCCTTTGACTTGTTTGGTACCGGCCTTTGTGAAATACTTGCGGCCTAGATAGAGTTTGTTGTTTTCTAAACATTCAATCTCATAGATGAATCCGTAATGTCCTTTGACATCTTCATCTGTAAGCTCACGACCATTATATAACCACATAATATCACCTCTTGGTGATATTTATACTAATTGTTAATCTTTAGTGGCTCTACTTTTAATCCTTTCATAAATCCTGGTGACATACTTGCGTTGTAGGCAGCTGGTCTACCCTGAATAGTTGATATCCTATCACCAACTACACACACCACAGGTGGCGGGTCCATTACACATCTTGCAATACCAAAATTATCATGGATTGAAAGAATGCCATCAATTGTTGTATTGACACCACCAAATTCTTTCGTGTAATGTCCTTGCATTCTATCAATCATATGTCTTGCCATACCAGGTGTGATAGCATAGGCATGGGTACCTTCAAACTTATTGATATCCATGAATGATACAGTGTTGTCTACGCGTTCGTAGTCACTTGCCTTTAGTACTCTATAACCAAGCATCACCAACTTGTTATCTGGGATTTCAACATCATAAATGTTTGCCTTAACAATGGCATCATGCTCAAATACGCAGCAAGCATGTGGCTGCTCAGCTAGTGTATGCCAAAGCTTTAGATGACTAGCAGTACATCCCATCTCTTGTGACTTTGCTGTCCATGTGAATCCTGTCTCCTTCTCAAGATCTACAGAACCATCATTTTGTATGCCTTTCCACAAAGTAAATGGAAGGCCATGCTCTTCACATGATCTTGCACATTCATTTGCATATTGAATAGATTCAGGCTTATCAATGTATATGATATAGGCGTGTCTAATCTTGCCCGTGTCTCCAAGAGCTTGTCTATTAGATCTATCTAACTCCATACTATTACCACCTATGACCTTATTGCCCTTTATCTTATGTCCCTTGACCGTTATAGATCCCAAACTATTTACCTCGGTATCATATCGTAGGTTAAGACTGCTCTGGGAGATAGCTTTGGTATGCCAACGCCATGTTTGATAGTACCATCAAATATTACAAGTCTATTTCTTTTTGGTTCCACTTCTGTACGTAAAGTTCCATCAGTATTATAGAATGCTGTAGTTCCATCTGAATCATTAATATAATATAGAACTACCCAATGTTTGCCTGGTAAGTTGACATGGGGGTTCTTATGGTCTTGTTGTATAGCCATTGGTACCTGTAGATACATTCTACCATGCAGTGGCTTAAATCCATCTAATATGCTATTGGATAAGAAAAACTTAGTGGATATATCATGCAGTACTTTCTTAACCCTCATTGTAGAGTCTTGCTCGTTATACTGCATTTGACTAGCATATACTATAGAAGCAAAGCTAATCATCCCTGGGCTTGTTTTGTCAATCTTAATCAGGAATGGTATAGATCCATTCACATCGCAACTGTCGCTTTTTAAATTACCAGTACCAAAGACTATATTTGAGATTCTCTCAGCTATAGCCTCTGGTAGGTAATTATCGAAGACATTAATTTGCCCAGACATCTTCCCATGAGCCGCTCAAGGCACCCTTAGCATAATCTGTTGCTCTATTCTCAAAGAAGTTCGTATGGGTTGGAGCATTAATCATCTCCTCAACCCATGGTAGTGGATTTTTCTTAACTTTGAAGATACCCTTCATGCCTAGCGAAATGAGACGTCTATCAGCGATGTATCTGATATACTTCTTGACGTCTTCCGAAGACAGATTCTCCATCTCCCCGCCCTCGAACGCCAAATCAATAAATTGATCTTCGAGTTCCACCATCTTAGTTGCAATAGTATAAATTTCAGATTTAAGTTCATCATTCCACAACTCCCTATTCTCTTCGATATAGGTTCGGAACAACTTAATCATTGCTTCAGCATGTTGAGTCTCATCAACAATACTCCAAGTAATGATCTGGCCCATTCCTTTCATCTTGCCATGTCGTGGAAAGTTAAGTAGCATAATGAATGAACTAAACAATTGCATACCTTCCGTGAAAGCTGAGAATGCAGCAATGTTCTGTGCAATTCTCTTCTTATCACTCTTTGTAAACTTTGCTAGATAGTCATGCTTATCCTTCATTGCTTGATATTCGAGGAACTGATTGTATGTATCTTCCGGCATGCCTAATGTTTCAATCAAATGCGAATAGGCAGCAACGTGTAATGCTTCACGCGCAGCAAAGCCAGCCAACATCATTCTGACCTCTGGCTGAGGGAAGAATGGAAGGTAGGTCTTAATATAACCACCAGCAACATCAATGTCACCTTGTGTAAAGAATCTAAAGATCTGTGTTAGGAATTCCTTTTCACTTTCCTTGAGTTTGTTCTTCCAATCCTTCGAATCTTCTAGCATCGGTACTTCTGTGTGTAACCAATGGCTCTGCTCATGCTTCAACCAAGCCTCATATGCCCAAGGATAGCTGAATGGCTTAAAATAGCTTCTCTCATCCATAAGAGTTAGTTCGTTCTTTGTTGTCATTTTTAGTATCTTCCTATTTCTCTATCCAACCAGTGATGATATACTTCTCACCACTTAACGGTTGGTTGCCTCTATGGGCATGCGTAAAGTATGCAGGCCAAATTAACATCTGGCCCATTATTGGTTTAAATCTAACCTTCTGATATAGAAATTCAGTTTCACCACCTTCTTCCACATCATTAAGATATAAAGAAAATGCTAATAACCTTCTTGGTGCTCTACCCGATGTTCCATGCTCATGATGCCATACATGATAACCTTGACCAGGAACTGTTTTTTGTACCTTGGTATCCTGAATTGAAAGTTTCTTTTCAGCATCTGGGAAGCCTGCAAGTCCAGGATACTTCCTACAATACTCCTTTAAGCACTGGTTAATTAATACGTTTGTAAACTCAGTAGAGTGATTATAAACTTCCGCTATCTCCGGATGTTTCACAATTATCCAGTTAGCTAAATGGTTGCCATTAGCTGTTGTCGATAAGTCATCTTTAGAGAAAGGTGACACATTTTCACTGTTCTGTCTATTAACAACCATGCCAGCCTTTTCAGCATTTTTAAAAAAGCGTATATAACTATTACATTGCTCTTGTGTGTATGCACTATCAAACACACCAATGAAGTCATCTCTAATTTCTATCTTCATATTAATTAAACCATTTATTCCAAAATTTGAATATTATTTTCAAGAATATCCAAGAACCAACAGCACATATTGTAAGGACAACTACAACATCAATTGTGTTATGTGTGTCAAAAAAATTAAACACGGGCTGGAGCTGTCCTCTAACCCAGCTAATTATCTCGACGATTGCCCAAACACAAAAAAAGAAAAGAAGAACATATCCAGTCCCGGAACTATCGCCATCCCTAGCCAACTTGTCAAAATCTCTTTTTGTTAGCTTATATGGATCTTTACTTGATAGTGTTCTCTGAGTTGTTTTATGCCAACCATTATTTCTTTCAGTAGTACGGACAACAGTTTTACCATCTGCCCTATGAGTAGTTGTTACTCTATAACCAAGACCATTCTTTTTGCCAGCTCCTTGAGAAGTAGAAGTTGTCCAACCTTTACTGGTTGAAGTACGGGTGATACCACCTGTCTTACTTCTTTTTCTCCAACCTGCCATTATACAGCTTCAAACAGTTGTTGAAAACGTCTATCGCTAGCAATAAGCCATTTATTATCACCAAACTTCATAACCCATGTAGTGCCGATGTTATTTAACGTAAACTGTTCATCATCACAGGTAATCACAAACGATGTGTCTGTCTTATTAGATGCAACGCCATTCAATTGAGCCCATGCATATACATCTTCAAATGTCTCAGCATTGCATTGTTGTGCTTGAATTGTTGTTTTAAATCTATAGTTTGCCATTTGTTATCCCTCGCATGCCAGGCATTCTGTGCCTTCTGTTAGAGCCTTGATATCTATCTCTTGAATAATCTCGCGCTCAATCTTTTTAGCTACCTTATCAGCTTTACCAATCTTCTCTGAGCGACAGTAGTATAAAGTCTTTAGTTCATGCTTCCATGCCATAAAGTGTACAGCATGAAGATATTTAATGTTAGCGTTTGGTCTAAAGAATAAGTTAACTGACTGGCCTTGATCAATGAATTGCTGACGGTCAGCTGCATGCTCGACAATCCAGCGCTGGTCAATTTCCATGGCAGTTTTGAATACATCTTTTTCATACTCCTCAAGAATATCTAAGTGCTGGATAGAGCCATCGTTAGCAATAATAGAAGACCAAATCTCAGCTAGCTTATCATCCTCAATGCCCTTACTCTTTAGTAGGCTGTTGAGATACTTGTTTCTATAAAAGTAGGCACCAGATAGTGTGTCTTGTCTGAAACCGTTTGCTCTGTATGGTTCGATCGAGGGGGAGGTATTACCCATAATAATAGAACTGCTAGCATTAGGAGCGACAGCAATGAGATGGCTAAAACGTAACCCAGTACCTGCAGCATCTGGCGCCTCTCCTCTTTCTGCGCCCAACTTCTTATTAGCTTCATCTAACTTCTCTCTAATATTTTTGAACATTCTCATGTTGGCAGACTTAGCCATTGCAGACTCAAATGCCAACATATTCTTCTGAAGGTATGCATGGAACCCTAGAGCACCAACTCCAATAGAGCGCTCGCGAGTGGCAGAATATACAGCGCGATGAACTGGCTTAGGAGCGTTATCGATGAAGTGTTGGAGGACATTATCCAACATCTCAGCAACATCATGAAGGAACTTCTTGTCGTCCTTCCACTCATCGTAATACTCTAGATTGACTGATGATAGGCAACATACCGCTGTTCTCTTCTTATCTGTTGGTAGAATAATTTCTGAACAAAGGTTTGACTGCTTAACAGACAATCCCTTATCCTTTAGCCATTGCGGTAAGTACTTATTAGAAGTGTCAATGTAGTGAATGTAAGGTTCACCTGTCATCATTCTCAATTCAAGAATCTTTTGCCAAAGTTCTCTTGCTGACACCTTCTCTTTAACTTCATGTGAGAATGGATCAATAAGTTCCCATGTATCATCAGCTAATGGATCAGTCATGCACTTCTCAATAATCTGCATGAACTTATCTGAGATGTTGATACCATGGTGAAGGTTCAAACAACGAATATTCTGGTCACCAGTTGGCTTTCTCATCTCCAAGAATGAGATAATATCTGGGTGAGAGATATCAAGGTATGCAGCATAGGAGCCTCTACGAGTCCGACCCTGGCGATAGGCCAAGCAAGAAGCATCATAGATCTTTAGGTGAGGCATGATACCAGTAGACTTCTCGTCAGCTGATCTAATACCTAGACCAATACCAACGCCGCCGCCAAGCATAGATAGCCAGTTAGTTTCTGAAAGAGTGTCAACTAGCCCCTGTGATGAATCATCCATGTAGTTAAGGAAACAAGAGATAGGCAAGCCCTTTGTTGTTCTACCATACGAAAGGATAGGGGTAGAGTAAGATAACCAATGCTTAGATGCATAGTCATACAATCTCTGCGCATGCTTCTCATTAGAAGCAAATGCCTTAGATACGAATGCGAAACGATGCTGAGGTGATGACTCATCATCCTTCATATATGACTCACGTAGTCTCTTTAGACCATGCTCATCAAATAGCTCGTCTCTTGATAGGTCGATGTTGATGTCTAGGTATTTCATTTCAATCCTCGGGTGATTCTAGTTTACGGATATAGCATTGCTTACCATCATCTGATACAACCCATGCTAAAGAATCACCTTCTTTCCAACCAACATGATCCATGAAGTCAGGCGGAAACAAAATAACCATCTCACCATTTTCTTCGACTACACTTGTAGTCCAAATTTTGGGCTCGTCCTTTTCACTCATTGTACTTTCTTCCATTTTTGTAGTTCTAATAATGCTTGCATGCCTCTCTTGGCATTGCGATAGATTATACCTGAAATCTCTTCTTGGCTCAACCCATTTAGGACCATATCATTAACATCCTTATGCACAATGCTGCTTGGCCAAAAAGTTACTCTGTATCCTTTATCTATCATCTTTTTCATACGCTTGACAGTATCTACGTTTCTAGGTTCGTTATCAAAGCAGAAGATTAGTTTATCATCCAACCCAAGCTTCTCAACATCACCATTGTCACCACCAGCCATTGCAATACAATTAGGCAAGAAGAGAGAATCGATTGGACCTTCTACAACAATAACATCTTGCTTAGTGTCAATTGTATCTAGACCAAACAATCTTGGCTTACTCTCATCCAAGACAATTGTAATGTATCTAATCTTATCGTTATTAAGAGCTCTACCTTGATATCCAAACATCGTACCTTCTCGGTCAATCAATGGAATCATCAGCCTACCACTATCATGGTCAGTGTTCTCAAACTTACCAGGAATTAACTTATTGGTAAAGTCTTTGAACTTAGGACAGTAGTAGAGCAGGTAGTGCTTATTGGAAGGGATCTGTCTACTGACCACATACTTCTTGGCAATATGGTCTGGTTGTAGCTGGGAGACCTTCTTAAGCTCTTTCAACGGTTCAAACTTCTCAAATCTCCTCTTAGCAAACTTAGACATATCAGGCTGGAACACATTCTCAGTAACTGTGGAGGTAACGACTTGCGTAGCTCTCTCCTTGTACTTCTCGAGAACATATTCCTTATGTAAAATTGGATCGACGTATTTTAGAGCCGCGTCGAAGCTCGTAGACTTACCACAGTTGTGACAATGGTAAACCACATATCCCTTAGAATTCTCTAAAAGATAGCCTCTGGTCTTGTATTTATTGTTCTTAGAGTCGCCGCAGTATATACAACGGAAGTTAGCCTGGAATGGCTTCTGTCTTTTTACTTTATATCGGGGGAACTTGCTCGAGGCAAGGTTAGCGTACTTAATATCAATCCAAAGCATCTTATAACCCTAATCAGAATGGCGACACGCTGATTATACAGAGAGAGGGCTAAAAGGTCAACTATTTCCTTTTGCTGTGCATATTAATGAACCAATGTGCAAGTTGCTTCTGTCTTGGGCTAGCTGTTTTGGATGACCTAACTTTCTTCAGTTGTGAAATTGACTTTCCCTTCAGACCATGACGTGCCATATCACCCTTATCCTGAGGGTTGCGACCATCCATAAAGTTTTCTAGGAATTGCTTGAATTTCATACTACTATGTGGATCCGTTGTTTTGCCTTTTCCCAAGCCTCAAGCTGTCTTTGTATTTCTTGTGGGCTTGTTGATAGTAGACTACTATCAGGAGTAGGTTGCAATTTCGAGTTATTTGATATTAAGCTTACTGGAGTTAGCGCAACGTCCTGTCTGACCAATGGCATCTCGTTGCGGATATTGTTAACGGATTCAACCAAGTATCTGCTCCTTTGACGTACTGTAGGAGTTCTATTAACCAGACCCGGGATAAACATCAATAACTATCGACCAAATAATGTTTTAGTGAAGGTCGAAACTACCCAAGCAACTAGTCCTGCAGCACCTACTACGATCCAACGCCATTTGTTCAAGTCCTCAATCTTTTGTCTCTCGAGGTTATGCTGTCTTGCCATATCCTCTCTCAAAGCCTTAATCTCTTGCATGATATTGGCTTGGAGAGTGGACATCATTTCGTTAATTTCTTTTCTATCTTCTAGCTGACGCTCATCTAACTTATCTAATGTTCTATCAAATTTTTCATAGATTACAGAAAAGAAACTAACCTTCTCTTTCATGGCTGCAACATCAGCTTCCATCTTTGATAGTCTTGACTCAAAGTCAACCATGATCGTTCTCCTTACATAGTAAGCTTATTTATAATTTACTAGTAATGGATATACTTCTCATTCTCAGCAACAATTCTTCTAGCAACAACTTCACGGTCAGAAGCTCTCTCAAAGATGCTAGGTGTTTTCCTTTCATCAATACCATACATTGTCTTTAGCAAGTAGGCTCTGGTTGCGTTGTCAAGATCTTTATTGACACAGATCTCATCACTCACCCTTGTCTTCCAAATGTTTGGAAATAGACCATGAACTATAAGCATGAATGCCCATTTCCAAGCTCTAATTAAATGCTGGAAGTATGTTAGACCAGTCTCATTTAGGTGGGACATTTTTAGGTGCCTCTGGTTTATTGATTGTCTTTAGTTCTTGTGGTGGCTTCATTAACTCTTCTGGCAACTCAATCTTATCCAGCTTTGGCATTAATCTAGTTAGCTGCTTACCACAACCAGCTAGCATTAATGAAGCAATTAATACAATAACAACTTTCATAATCAACCCTCCTTCTTCCAAGGTAGGTCTGGCAACTTAATGTCTATACCACGCTTTTTATTTTCTTCGTCAATCTTTTTATTGACTTCAATTAAATATTTCTGGAGTGAGGTTAGCTGCTGAGCATTCTGTAAGCAGATAGAATAATTCTCTACAATTGTTTGTAGTCCAACATTATCCTTCACAAATGAGCTTGTACCATCTGCAGCTAGGTTTAGATCAAGATCAATAGATGGAGATGCTGCAGCATTATGTGCATGTACCCAACCATTCGATAGATCATACTGACCAGGAACTGTTTCAGTTGCTGCTTCAACAATCCTAGTTTCTTTTTCTTTGATCTTAGTGACTCTGTCAACATATTCAACCTTGACAACCTCACGGATCATTTCTTGTTCTTTTTTGAGAGCTAGGGAAAGTTCTTCTGCTTGATTAGCAGCTTTCTGTATTTCTACTTCACCCTGCTCAATACCTTTCTGATAGCCACCTGCAAAGGCTCCACCAACTATCAGTGCAAATAATAGAATTCTATATGGCAATGGAATCATGCTTAACATAAACACCTCAGTCCCTAGGCCAGATACTAGCCTCTACAATATCATTAAGTTTCATGCTCCAACCAAGTAGAGCAGAATAAGATGCAAACAATAGATTTGAAAGTAGCAGACACAATTCAGCTAGCCACTTAAACAAATAGATGAATGGTAATGCAAAAGGTTCTAGAATAAACATATTAGTTACACCATGACTCTTTCTTTTGACCATAGTAAGGTCTAGCATGACCATTTTCAATTAATAGCTGAGAGAGTCTCTTGCCGTCAATGAAAACATCACCTAGTACTCTACCACCATACTTATCGTGTTCTTTAAGTTCAATCTGAATCTGCTTGGCTTCTGCAACAAGCTTTTTTGTAAAAGAAGATGCTGCAATTGCTGCTAGCTCTTCTTTCTCGCATTGGGCTCTCGGTGCCTTCTCTGGCGTATCTACACCAAGCACTCTAATGCTTAATTGAGGTTTTAGAGGAGCTGGCATGAATGGTGCTTCAAACACCACAGTGTCGCCATTTACTACTCTAACAATTTTCCAGTTGTATGGGTTGGCACTTGCTACTGATGCAAATAATGCTAGTGCTAAAATTGTAATCTTTTTCATACTATCTCCAATCAAGGGGCGAGGTTTCCCTCGCCCCCACTTTATTACTCTACGACTGGCGCATCAACTGGAACATCAGCAGCTGGTGTTTCTACAGCAACTTCTGCTGGAGCTGCTTCTGCAGCTGGTGCTTCAGCTTGACCAACAACACCTGCTTCTGCAGCTGGTGCTTCTGCAGCAGCAGCTTCTGGTTCTGTTACAGCATCTTCCTTGGCTGCACAACCTGTTAAGACAAGTGCTAGGGCTGACAATGCAATAATCTTCTTCATTTATATACTCCTTGTTTAAAATTACTTCTTGGCAAACTTTTCTGCTACTGTTGTACCAAGACCTGCTACGACAATCATCATCATTGAGTCATACATGTTAGCGTCAACATCAAAATCCCAGAATAGATTTAGCACGAATGCTAAAGCAACTAGGAATGTTGCCATAACTGTAATAACTCTCTTCGATGAGACTGAACCATCTACACCGTCTGATATCATTGACTTTAGGTTTGCTAGGATACTCATACTTGTCTCCTTATAGACTTGTGGTAATAGTATGAAAATAACAAACTCCGACAACAGCATCAGAAAGTATAATATACTTACTTGTTAACAATTACCCCATACGATTTGGGATAGTCGTTATTCTTAACTAACTTATCAATCTGCTCAGCGTACCGACGATTGTGAGTTACAATTAGGATTTTACCTTTATTAGCAACTACAAATCGTCGATCACATTGAGGTAAATTCAGTATCTCCATTATTATTTAGCCAACGGATTTTCCCAGGCTTTCTGAATTTTTTCATCAACCTTCTTTTCTAGTTCCTTTAGCTTTTGGTCAGTTTCACGCTCGATTGCTCTTAGTCTAGCAGACATATCACGGTCAGTTACACCAACAAATCCACGAACTTCTTTATCTAACTCACGATTGCGTCTTTCAGCTGCATCAACATCAGCCTGTAAACTATCAATATCACCTTTTAGATCAGTGCGGACATCACGAATAATATCATTTGATTCATCAACCAAAGTTTCAGCATTATCAATCTTTTGTTCAAGCTTAGTCATTCTTTCTTGAATACCAGATAGGTCTGGAGCCACATAGGTCTGAATGGCTTCTTTCATGGACATGTAATCTTTATAGACTTCAAATGCACCATAGAGACCACCAAGAATTGATGATACAACGGTGAACAAGATCATTAATTTTGCTGGGGTGAATGACCACTTACCGATCTTGATTTCGGCATTATTGATCTTCTCGTCTAGTGGTGTGTCTTCTGCTTCGTCTGCCATTTTTAACTCCTCGTCTCTATATTTATTTTATCTAATTGCAATATAAACAAATCCAAAAATTATCCCAGCAAGCACCAAAAGTAAAATTGCTACACAACCTGCTAGTATCATTTCTTCTTTTTTTTGCTCTTCTATTAAAATGCGTAATCTTCTTTGTCTTTCTGCATATGCTATGGCTGCAGCTTCTTCTGCTATAGCCTTTTTCTGGAAGCGATCCCAATCATCTAGTAATCCTGGACGTCCGGCAATATTCATAAAGTTTCGCAATTCTCTTTCTTTTTGTTTGGCATCCTCTAGTGCAAAAAATTCCTCTAATAGATTACGTGATCCTGGAGGCGCTTGTTCAACTTTCTTTTCTAACTTCTTTTTATTAGAAAAGAAATTACCTATATGGCTGCCAGCTTCATGTAGTTCTTTACCATTACCAATCACTTCCTTAATAACAGCATAGGCGGCGTTGATTGCTGCTAGTTCAGCTAACATTACTTGTACTGCTCTTCAACCATCTTTTTATAAGTGTCTGTGTTTCCCTTTTCTAGAAAATACGAACCGCGAACATTATCTTTAATAATGACACCTTTGTAGATATCCTCTGGCATGTAAAATGGAACGTCTGGAATTCTTTGTGTTAGATATGAACTGACATCTGCATCCACCGCAATTGCTGATACAATGCCTGATTGATCAGCGTCCATATAATTAGCATTAATTGCATCTTGTTGTTCTTTATTTGCAGCTACAACTTGCTCTGCTCTAACTTCAGCATCAGATTTTTCTTCTGCTCTTGAGCCCAAGACACCAAGCAATTCTAGGCTGGCTGTGTTAGGCTGAATATTAAATGCATTGGCTAGAGCAGGATCACTGGCAATTGTAACTGCTTCGGCTTCAGCAAATCCCATTTTATTATCATCTTCTGTTTGGGAGGATGCAATTGATTGTTGAATGATATTATTTTCTAATTCTTCTTGCTCTGCAGCTTGAGATATGCTGGCTACTGCAAAATTTTCCATCACTGATGACATATCTGTAAATTCAACTGAACTTTGGGTTTCCTGACTGGCAACAACATTTTCCACTTGCTGCTCTGTTTCAACTTGCACAACTAGTTGTTCATTGTTTTGTTCTGTGCTTTGTTCTTCCTGAACCTGAACTTCTTGCTGTGTTGTCTCTGCTAATAACGACTCAGATATGGCAACCTCTTCTGATAATTCTTGATTTTGTTGTACGTTTTGTTGTTGTGTTTCTTCAGCCAAATCCACTGAACCTGAATCTGCAACAAGTGTTGTACTACTTTCTGACTCAATAGCAGCAACTTGTATTGAAGATTCTGTTGCAGCAACAGATGCAGTAGCAACTGATTCTGCTTCTGCTAACGATTCAGCAGCACTAGATTCTGTTAATGACATTGTAGCAGCTAACGCTTCTTGACCCATTACTCTACCTGTCTCAAGAATATCCATTGCTGCATCTTGTTGGGATTCTATCATTTGATTTTCAGATTGTTCAGAAGCAACCAATTGTGATTCATTAGATGCTGATTCAGAAGCAGAAATTTGTTCTATGGAAGACTTTGTTGAGGATGATTCTGATGTTGATGTTGACTCACCAGCAACTGCAGCAGTTGCAGTAGAAACAGCATCAGACGCAATACTCAATGCTGCCTCTAAAGTGCTTTTAGAAATTGCATCTTCAAGAACTTTAGATTTTTCTTCATCACTCAATTCACGATAAACTAGAATGCGTTCTTCTGCTGCAATCTCTTCTTCATCTTCATCAGCAAGAAGTTCTTCTAGTGATTCTTCTTCACTCATTTCTTCTTCATCAAGTAGTTCTTCATCAATTAAATCAGCATCAGCCAACATTTCTTCTACAACAGATTCTTCATCTTCTTCAACAATTTCTGTGCCATCAATTGAACCATCGTCAGCACCAGTGCTTTCATCTGCGACATAAATTGGTTCTTCGTCAGTAAAATCTGTAAGATCATTAATAATACAGGTTGGATCATTGGGATTAACAGTGCAATCAGGTGCTATTGGCGGATCTGGTTGTAACGGAACAATCTCTGATGATTGAACAAAATATGTTGTGTTTTGTAATGACGATGGATCATTACCCCAATAAAATTGATTAAATTCTGTGACAGTATCGCCTTGATAACCAGAGGTAAATGTTCTACCTGTTGCCATTGTGTAATCAAACGAACCGTAATTTATAGAAAAACTACTATCAGCAAATAAACTAATTTCAAAATCAAACTTATTTGGTGAACCTAATTCATCAACGCCATACCAACCAACAGTAAATGAATTTCCCGTTGACTTATAATATGGATTGCCTGGGGTATTAAAATCGGCAAGATCACTCCACATAGCAAAGATGCTATTGTTCATATTCCAATATGGATTATCTGATAAAAATGGCAATTCATTACCACTACAGCAACCATTAGCATTGCTGGTGAAACTTATGAATCCATTCTGCGAAATATAAACTGAATCAAACAAACTACCAAAAAAGTAAAAATCAAATTGTAAGTCAATTGGTGTAAATGTTGTACCATCATCATACAATGTTAATGGTATTCCAATTGAGTTTTGATTTAAATTTTGTAATGGTGTTTGTGGTTGCGTGACAGTATATGTCTGTTCAACCGTAGGATCATAAGTTGGAGGCAGACCCTGCCCGAAGGCAGGAGCCACCGCCAATAGTAGTAGAGCGAGAAGTCGCTTCATTAGCCACCTACTGATGCTTCTGGAAGATCAGTTGACTTTTCTTGCTCTTCACCACCCCAAATCTTCCACCACTTTTTCTTAAAGTCTGGACGTTCTTCTTTATTTTCTGACCACTGTTCTGTTGCATCTTTACCAATCTTACCCATATATGGGCAAGGTGTGCCAGCCATTTCCATAGCCTTAAAGACTCTTTCGTCTTGGCACATCATTGATACAGCAGCAACTTTCATACCCATATCGTATAGAGTCTTTGACAATTTCAATCTTTCACAATTCATATCTCTAACTGCCTTACCAGCAGAAAGACCAAAGACCTGAGTTTGAACAGCACCAGAAACGCCTGATACACAAACGTCCTGGCTATATGTTGAGATCATTGGGGCAATAGCAGAAGCAGGAGGTGCTTTGATTGTTGTTTCTGACTTCGTAATGTTTTCGTTACGATTAATGTTTGTGTTTGTGTTCTCAGTCTTTACGTTGCTTTGGCTTGTGCTCTCAGACTTATTAATATTCTCATTTTTGTTTACAGCCGTTGAGGTGCTTACGTTGACATTGTTATTATTGTTCTGATTTACGCTATTGCTTACGCTGTTATTATAATTTGTGTTAGTTGAAGTGGAGGTGTTATTGTTATTATTCGTGTTTGTTGAAGTTGAGTTGTTTGTGTTCACGTTATTTGAATTAACAGTTGTGTTATTTGTATTGTTATTATTATAAGTCACTTCACCTGATAGATTGTTATTATTGTTATTTGTATTAGTTGAAGTGCTCACATTGTTATTATTATTCGTGTTAACAGAAACAGTGTTATTATTATTTGTGTTTACGTTATTAGAGTTAATGTTAGTGTTATTGTTATTATTATAAGTCACCTCACCACTTTGAATGTTATTATTTGTATTAACATTTGTGTTTGTAGAAGTTGATGTGTTTACGTTATTGTTATTATTTGTAGCAGTTGACGTATTAACATTATTATTGTTATTAACGTTTGTGCTCGTTGATGTGTTTACGTTATTGTTATTATTTGTATTAGTGCTCGTAGACGTATTGGTATTCACGTTTGTATTCGTGTTATTAGTCGTTGTGTCACCATAGTTATAATTAGTGTTATTATTTGTACTAGTGTTTGTGTTAGTACTGTTCACCGTAGATGTGTTCACATTGTTATTATTATTTGTCGACGTAGTTGTGTTGTTATTATTATAAGTCACCTCACCAGACATATTATTGTTGTTGGTGTTGACATTAGTATTTGTCGACGTTGTATTATTTGTATTGATATTCGTGTTTGTGTTATCACTTGTCGACGTAGAAGTCGAAGTGTTTGTATTCACGTTTGTGTTGGTGTTCGTCGACGTAGTTGTTTCCGTCGTCGTATTCACATTCGTGTTTGTATTCGTGTTGGTATTTGTGTTGTCAGTCGTCGACGTCGTTGTGACGTTCGAAGTTGTGTTGACTGTTGAAATAGATTCGGTTGCCTGACCGTAGGCCTGTGCTGCGCCTACTGCAAATAGTAGCGCAAGAAGTAACTTTCTCATTTTAGCTCCTGAATTCTGTTGTTTGCATTGCAAAACATCGTTGCCCAACTCGTGGGGCAAAAAACTCAGCAGTTATATAATATTAGTCACTATCTCCTGGCAAATATAGAAGTATTTATAAAACTATATTGCAAAGCCAGGCTTGTATACTGTTTTACCCTTTACCATAACAGCAGTTAAGATAGACTTGCGCTGCTTGCCTGATGATGAATAGCTAGCATGGACCCAACCACTATTTGGACCTTCCTTTGGATCATAAAACTCAAGAATGACTTGATCAAAGTCACAGTTCTCAACAACCCACTTTGCTAGATCATAATTTGACATGCCATCAATCTCAAAGTCGACAGCTTCACCATTACAGTGCTGAGACTTTGCTGAGCCACCAACTGCTGCATTTAGCTTTGGACCTCTATATGCAGAATTAATTTGCACTGGCTTGCCAAAATAGTTTCTTACTGGCTCTAGAATGTTTTCACAAACTAGTTTTAAATTTTGTAGGTGAGCAGCATTTGGTGTGTTATCAATACCCTTTCTGGTAGCTGTTTCTGATCTTGTCATTTCCTTCAATGAGAAATGAGGAGATAGCATACCAGGCTTTGTTACAACTGCGGCTGGCTTAGCTGCTGGTGCTGCTGTCTTAGCTGGAGCAGCATCTACCTTAACACCCTTGAGAAGATTATAGTACTTCTTTGTCTTGGCTGATCTATCATCTAGACCGTGAGTACCACCGTTGATTTTCTTTGTGATTGCAAGGATAGTAGCATCACTAACACCCTTGTCACAAATGTCCCAAAGCTTGTTTCTATCAAAGAACCAAATAGCTGATTCAAAGATATAGTCAGTAGCAACTAGATCAGGATTAGTTAGAATCTCTGGCTTACCAAGATATTGAGAAAGAGCTTTGTAGTTGTCCTTACCAGTTAACTGGAGAGCACCACGACCTCTATACTTCCAACCATCACCAGATGATTCTGGACCATTACCCATTCTGCCGCCATATACTTTGTTGGCAATCTTTTCTGGCTTTCTTTCATATGCAACAGCCATCTGATCTGTTGGGAAGTATTTGCCAAAGATACCACGGAGACCTTTAGCACCATAGTTTAGGTTTTCCTGAAACTTGGCAAAGCCACCAGACTCGTGGTTTGTTTGGGCAAAGAAGTGTGCTGCCCTCTCAGGCGTCATCTTATAGTACTTCATTGCTGCTTTAAGGACTTCTACACCAAACTTAGGGTCTGGTGCAACTCCAATTTTCTGACAAAACTTCTCAATACTCATTTTATACCTCAGGCGATTTCGTCTTCTACTTCCTCAACAACTTGCTCGGCAACAGTTTCCTGTGGCTTGGCTGGTTCTTCTGGCTTCTTCTCATCTGGCGATTTGCCTAGCATGATGCCAGATAGGATACCGGTTAAGAATGTAGCAATAGGTGTGATCAATTCAAAGAACTTGGCGTCATTTGGCGACTGAGTCATTGGTTGGACAACAAAGATCAATGAATATAGAACAACAAATACGATACCAGTTAATGTTCCAGCCAATGTTAGGCCAACAATAAACTTTAATCGCACCATCAACTCTTCAGGTGTATATCTTTGCCCATTAAACATAATTATTCTCCTGTTTCTTCACTATTTGGTTGTTCGCATGGAGCAGCCTCATTACTCTCTTCTACTGCTTCCACTTTGCTTTCTGTAATTTCTCTACCTAGAAGCTGATCAGGGCAAATGCCTTCAGCTTCACATTGTGGTCTCTGACATTCTTCTGAATTCCAATTTGCTGGATCTTGACATGGGTATCTATAATGATCACTACACCCAGCAACTAATAATAATGAAAGTGCTAACATTACAGCTTTCATATCATTCCCCTTCGTTTACAAAATTAACAAATCTTTTACCCATTCTAGAAGGTGCTAACTTTTGATTAGCCTTCTTATATCTAATCATTGCCTTTTTCTTTACACCAATTGAATCTGGTCTCAGACCAGCAATACCACCAGTGTTGTTGGTTGGCATCCCCTCGTTCTCTTCTACTTCTCTGATTGCCTCTTGAAGCATGTAAGCTACTTGTTGCTCTGATGGCTCATATCCTTCTTTCATATCCTTCTTTGGATACTCTTTCATCAGAAGGTAGGCAGCAGCATAGGTGGCAATTGCTGATTGACCACCTGGTAACTTACCTAGAAGCTTTCTTAGGTTCAGAGTTACAACATCAAAGTAACCAAGTGCATCTCTTTCTTGTTGTGTTAGACGCTCTCTTCTTGGTTTAATAATGTTACCATCTTTATCAATCAAGCCAAGCTTATAGGCTGGCCACTTCTCGAATGGAGTGACCAGGTTCTTTAAGAACTTGTATGTGATGGCTAAATCAATTGTTTGATTCATGGAACTCTCTTAACTTTTTTACTACGCCATTGTCTAATGGTATATCGCTGTTCCTAATAACCTTATCTTCACCTACATTGTAAACATAATCTGGCATATAACCAAGATAAACCAAAAATGGTTTTAGTACATGCCATTGGCCCTGCATCTTTAGTAAACACATCTTTACTGTTGCTTCAGGTCCAAACAAATTATTTAACAAGTTCAGGTGGTTGAGGATTAATCTCTCCTTCAACTCACCTGATTCTTGGTACCTTGTTAGCAGCCTCTTAATATACTTCAGCGTATTAAGATCATCTTCAAATTCCGCCATGTCAATACATGACGGGTTATCATAATGCTTAGCTGCATATAATAAAAAGTTCTCTTCAGTCAACTTGTCATTAATCATTAACAAAAATATACTTTATTATTCTGGGAACTGGGTATCGTCTGATGCGTCGTTGTTTGGGTATGCTGTTAGAGCTACTAGTGTCTCTCTATTAACACGACCTGCGCGACCACCAAATGTTAGTGTCAATGTCAAGCTTGAACCAGCAGATGTATTGCCGTTCGTTGAGTTTGATGGAGCAGTTGTATTTGCAACTTGAATCACAATGTGACCTGAGTTAGCGAAACCTGAACCAGCATTTGTCAACGTCAGAGCTGTAACACCACCTGTTGCATTTGTTGTAATTGTGGCTGTAGCATTAACTGCACCATTTGACAATGTAACAACTTCTGTATTTACATAGCCTGAACCACCTGCGTTTGGTGCAATTGTTAGCACTGGACCTGTACCATATTGCTGTAGAACCCAACCCTGTGCAACTGGCTTCTTGTCTGTTGCGCGGGCATACTGTGATTCTGCTGCGTCTACGCCAAACACGCCTGTTGTTGCGCCACCAAAAAGAGTATTAGCAATAGCACCATTTGAGGCCAAGCCTGTAAACTTAGGTGCACTTGCTGCTGCGTCTGTTTTTCCCCAAAGTGCCATATCTTTATCTCCTGTTACGTTTTGTATTATGATCTAGATAATCAGATTCTTTACTTACAACAAAATAACTTGACAATCTTTTATCTACTGGTATAATTGTCTTGTTACCTTCGTCGTCTACCGTTACTGCAACCTTTTCTGATGATCTAAGATCAGCTAAAGACTGAAGTGTTATCGCATTTTTCTTACTTACTACTTCTGGTACTTTGCGTTCAGCAACGACTGCACCACCTGTAATAAATTTGCCTGCTACTATTCCCATTTAACTATTTATTGACCTTATTGTTTAGATGCCCACATATTGTCAATCATGTTTGGGTAGCTTCTACCAGCTCTATCGGCTCTAGCCTTAGCTTTTGCCTTTTGTTCTGGTGAAAGTGAACCCTTCTTGGCACTATCTGGCATTGGCTTATCCCACACCTCACCTTCTTCTAGAGCCTTTTCCATTGGGCCTACTCTTGGAGGTGGTGGAGCCTGCTTCTTTGACTTCTCAGCAGCCAATTTAGCTAGTCTCTCATCTTCAGCCTTATCAGTAGCAATGTCTTTCATCTTTCCTTCTTCAACTGCTACAACTGGCTTCTTACCACCAATTTTTCTAGCCATACCTGGTACTTGACCTGTAGTGCCGATCATCTTGCTAGCTAGGGCTGTGCCTGGTCTATGTGTTGCCTTACTTGGTGCAAACTTCTTTACCATGCCACCTTTCTTTAAGAAGTCCTCAACATCCTTATGGACAGTAACTCTAACATCTGCTTTGCCTTCTGACATTGCTTCTTCTTTTTCTGATCTCCAATAATCAGCTGCTGTTTGAATATAGTCAGCTGCTAGTGTGATCTTTGATTGTAGCCATTCTGGTAGATCTGTCTGAGCTTCCATATGATCATGAAGATCCTTAGCATTGCGAATGATTGACTTCAACTGTGACATTGCCATATCACCTTCGTAGCCATATTCGCCAGCATCTGCTTCTGTGCCATCATTCTCTTCAGAAACTTTAACTAACTCAACCTTTCTATGTTTATTGCTTTTTGCTAGCTTATAGTGCATCGACTGGGCCTTATCCTTAGTTGGATATAAACCAGACTTGAACTTCTCACCAGTCTTTGAATGAGCAACTACTTGATACTCTTCAGAAGCCATTGCCTTCTTTAGCTCATCCTGAGTGGCGCCAGCCTTTCTTGCTGCTGTAGCATGTTCTGGGCTCTTTGACTTAGCAAGCTTCTGTAGCAACTCAACTCTTGTGCCACCTTGGCTCTTTGGGTTGTAGTCAGTTACATTAGCAGCTTCTTCCATACTTGGAAGCTTTCTATACATGTCAGCAACTTTACTTGACTTTACCTTTGGATCACTCATTACTTTTCTGCCAGTCAATTTTGGCGAGCCAGCATCTGTACCATGCTTAATGAAAGCGTGGGTGCCAACTTGTCTGACAACATTATCCTTTTTAGCCTTATTTTCCATGTTGCGCTCATCTAGCTCGACTTCTTCTTTAGCTAATCTGTCAATAGCTTTAATAACACCAGTCTGTCTCTTCATTGCTTTCTTATCTTGGGCTAGGCGCTCTGGGTCTTTAGATGACATTGTACCAGCCGTAAAGGAATGGTAGCTAACATCATCTGTAGCTTTCTTGGCGTATGATGCAAGAGTGGACTTCTTTAGCTCATCAATTTGTTCTTCTTCAACCATTGCCTTACCCAAACCTTCCTTACGGCCCTTGGCAGCAAATGATCTTAGCTTCATTAATCTTTCACGTTCTGTTTCTTCGTTTGCCTTTGCCTTATCCAAACCTGGCTTGACAAGCGTTGGCATCTTCATTGGAGCAACAGCTTTCTTAGAAGCCTTACCTGGATCTGCCTCACCGCCTTCTGCATCAGAAACAGCCTCGCCACCATAACCAGCATCAGCCGTATCAATTGGTCTGACAACTTCCTTACCACCAGGAGTATAAACTAGTGCCTGGCTATGAGGATGATGTGGGCTGGCCTTTAGGGCCATGTGCTTATGTTTAGCTAATACTGCTTCTAAGAACTTCTTCATGTTACTCTGCCTTTGGTGATAGAGACTCTGCCAACTTCTCGACAAATTCTTTCATTGTCTTCTTCTTGCCTACACCACGACCAACCATAACATCGGCGTGTGTAATCTTATCATGTGGAGGAGCTAACTTGGCTAGTGACTTTTCCTTATCTGTCTTTGGAACAGTGTGTGCCTTCTCTTCACCAAGCTTAGCAACATGCTTCATGATCTCAGCATGGTCTAGACCCTTGTTTGAATCGCGGTCAGCTTCTAGGGCCTTGATATGATCCTTAGTGACATTCTTACCGTGCTTCTTGACTAGCATCTTAGCAATATCAGCTGGTGATGGATCAAAGCCTTCTGCAACCTTCTTAGCTGTTGCTGTAGCAATTGCCATCTTCTTTGACATTGGCATACCTGGCTGATCACGCTCGATTGCCTTAGCAACTTCTTCGCGCTTCTTCATCTCGGCAGATGTCAGCTTCTTTTCATCTAGTTCTGTTTCTTCTTCCATCTTACCTTGTGATCTTAGCATAGCCTTATATGCCTCAGACTTCTTCTTTTCCATAATTGCCTTTAGCTTCTCTAGTGGCATTTCTGGCTTACCTTTCTTTGAAGCCTTAGAAGAATCTTCACCACCGGCTGGTGCTACTGCTTCTTCTTCCATTGCCTTCTTTCTCTTGGCATGCATATGTGACTCAGATACTAGAACTGTTAGGTCAGCAACTGGAACATCTTGCTCAATACCATGCTCGAACATTACATCATAATGTGTAACTGTGCCATCGTCTAGCAATGTGTGCTCACCAGCAATACACTGGCCCTTACCCCATTGCTCGTGGACTACGTGCTTAGCACAATCATGCTTAACTGCCTTTTCAACGTTTGCTGTATTCATGTCTTCGCTCATGGCTGAGTCTCCCTGTTGGATTTTTCTTAAATCTTGTTTAACCATTTGTCTTGTAGTACTATCATCCTTTACAACATTTAACAAACGGTCAAAAATTTTGTAAAGTTTGTCTCTAAGAATTGGATTCTTCATTGAGGCTTCACCGTAGCGAATAGCTCTCTTTACATCTTCCATTTCTTCTGGGGCAGCCAAGCCAGCACGTAACAAATCCATTACCTTTGGATCAGTAAAACGTTGCTTAACAGCCTCAAAAATCTCGTTATCTGTCATGGATTTCTCCAAAATTAGTCAAAATATTTATATGAACACTTTTCTAGTGTCATATACCCTAGGCCATCCTAGGTAGTTAACCTTCCATTCAATCTGATCATCTGCTGGTAAGTGTTCCCATTGATCTCTTCTTTTATGGAAGATGTTGGCAACATTAACCCAGTCAGTTCTAAGTATTAGCCTTTCAGCCAAATACTTTTGATCCATAATATCTTCGTAGCTACGTCTATCAACTTCAATATGGAATAATTCCATAACAGTCTCGCCAACATAGTCGATGTTAAAATCTATTCCCCACTTAGGAACAATTGCCAATAGCTTCTTTAGCTCTCTTCTATGGTTAGAAGCTATTTGCAATTCTTCCCTACCCTCTCCAATATAATCATGTCTTTGCTGCAAGCAGCTATGGTCAATCATTATTCTTGGGTCATCATTTGCATCATGTTCTATCCACTTAATATGGTTAGCTGTATGGTTCAAATGTTGTTCGCCAATATCAACCATATTACGTCTGTACAATGCCTGCTCCAATTCATTCAACTCAAAGCCATCTCTGTCAAAGTAATCCATTGACAGGTCATAGTATTGCTGTTCCTCTAACCCTAGAGCAAGCCCTAGGTATCTACTAAACTTACTTTCTGTAACTCTCATAGATTGATGGCTTAGCCCTTCCGTAGTTTCTCATCATAATACCAGCTTCACTATTAGCCTCATTCTCGCAAGTACTACCAGTCTCACCAGCCATCTCAACATCATCCAAGTCGCCATTTAAGTCTTGTCTATAGTGAACCATTTCATGGGCAAGTGTTCTTAGAATATCAACTGGATGTCTACCAGCAATGTTTACTCTAATTGTCTTCTCGCCTGGATAGTAACCACCAAAGCTTGCATTCTCTTGAGCAGCTCTTTTATCATTAATTAATTGAACCTTTGGCAACTCGCTGATACCTAGATGCTGCTTTGCATGACCCATAAAGTCATCAACATGCTGCTGAACCATTTGTTCGTGAGCAATATCTTCAAGAATCATTTGCTTGAATCGCATTACCATGCCTTACAACTCCAGTATCTTGCCTTGTGTCTTGGACCTGGGTTCTCACAATTGTGTCTTGCTCTGAATGATCTTCTTCTGGCTGGATCGCTCTTCTTAATTGTCATGTTTGGATCACCAAAGTTCACCTTAACAACATTGCCAGACTCAGGATGCTTAACATATACTGATCTTTTCTTTGGACCGCCTGGTGTTAGGAATGGCTTGCCAAGCTTAACCTTACGGCCACCCTTCTCAGCTTCCTCTAGTTCCTCAACCTCGTTCCAATCTTCATATAGCTCATCGCCAGTGACTTCAAACTCTTCTTCTGTAAATCCAAAGTCAACTTCGTCTGCAAAGTCTTTGAATGATTTCATTTCTGGCAACCCTCTTGGTGCTGTTGCTGGTCTTGGCTTTTGGCCAACTTTATGAGCTGTTGGCTTAGCACTAAAATACTTTTTCATTTTTTGTCCTATCTTACGTCCGGCAAATGCTCCAGCAGCTCCGGCGGCAGCTCCAGCTAGAGGAGCACCCATAGCTGCTCCAACTCCTAGCCCAACGCCAGTTGCAAACATTGTACCTAGACCTGTTTTTTCGTTGATGTTACTCATCGATGCCATCTCTCAATCCTAGTGACTTGGCAAGCATATCAACTTCTGCTGCCATTCTGAAATCAATTGGCGTTAGTCCATCAACATCTACTGTGCACATCTTAACAGTGGCTTCATTATAGAAGTTACTTACCTCTGGAAAGTGATCCATTTGTACGCCAAGTTTGTTGATCTCTTTAATAAACATTTCAATGTCAACATAATCCTTACCGACAAACTTCTTTGATAGATGATGACCTTGAATCATATCCCAGGATGGTGCTTTTACCTTTCTCATTTGTTCGGCATCAAGGATATCCAACTTGTTACTTCTTTGTGCATCATAAGGAGCTTTGATTTCTTCTTTCATGAAGCTCTTGAATGATAACTTCTTGCCCTGGCCTGGTGTACTATTTTTATATACATCAGTAAGTTCTGGCGTGCCAATTAGACCGGCGCCACCTTCTTCCTCGATAGCACTCTCACCCTTCTTCTTTAGCTCTAGCGCTGCCTTCTTTGCATTCTTAACATCCATTGCTGCTTCAGCTAGATCATGGTCGCCAGAGTAGTAAGTGGCACCTTCGTGGATATAAGAGTTGACTCTATTGAATGCCCACTGTTGTGGTGTCAATGTTGGTCTATGGCCGGCTGCAAAATCAGCAATGCCTCTATAGTATACTGTTTCAAGGATTGATAGTGGAATGCCAGATTGGTTTGATTTCTTTTGTAGAGACTCTAGCACCGATTGTGGTAGCTGGTTATCAACTCTCACTAGGTTTACTAGAGCTTCTCTAACAGATGGTAGGCCAGCCATACTGCCTAGACCAGCTGGTGACTTAAAGCCAGTACCAACCTTTCTTCTTTGCTCTGCAGATGAGATTCTTGGTAGCAATTTGTTTGCTAGTCTATTCACTGACTTGGATTTAATCTTTAGTCTTCTATCTAGTGCTGCTCTTGCTGAATAAGATAGATCAGAATACTTCTGACCTCTTAGCATTCTTGCTCTCATGAACTTGCGAGCAACTCTTTGCGCTCTTCTTTGTAGAGTTGGTCTTGATGCCTTTCTCTTTAGAGCTCTTCTTCTGCCCATTGCGAGTCGACCTTTCATCATTCTCATCTTGGCAGCTTTCTTGATTCTTGTTTGAACGCTAACTACTTCCATTAACTCTTCTGGTGTTAGCTCTTCATTCAATGCACCGCGGAGAGTGTCCATTACTTCCTTATGGTGCTTCTGAAGATTCTTTGGCAAGCCTTCTTTAAATTCTTTATGCTTACCAGCAGA